GTTTTCATCCATGTCAGTGATGAGGGGAGGTTCGTTGCCAGTTGGATGATCGGGGTCCCCCTTGTCCTTATTGACAGCCGCAACGACATCCGGGCCTTTTGATAGCATGTCGTAGATGCTCCCCGGATTGGCCTTGGCTTTCTTTTTCAAGAGCGCGATAACTTCGTCAGGAATATCCCCGACGAGTTCCATGCAAATCGGATTGAAGTGTTCCAGAAACAGAACCCCAACCTTCGTTTTGTACATGAAATCGACAAGGGCTTGTCCTTCAAGTTTTCGTGCCGGTAAGTAAACCTTGAGCATGGTCTTGTTTTGCATTAACCGGGGAGGGGCTGGCTCATAAACGTTTCGGGCTCCGTGATTCGTATATCCGCCGGTTTCAAAAAGACGCCGACGATATTCCAGCTTGGTAATGTGATCGAAGTTCCTGCCGCCGTTGATATCCGGGCGTCCTTTGTATTCAACGCACCTGTCGTTATCGTCCAGAATGTTTCCGGGTATCCATTCCTCGAAGCCGCCGTACTTGGGGCCGTCGAATTTGCTTTGAGTCATGTTGAAATTGTTGAAAGACGAGACATCGCCTTTGTGTGGCCCTGGCGAATCCTTGTAGCGAATCAGAATCGGCTTCGGATCATTTCCCATCTGTTCCTCCAATGAAAATAAGTGAGAGGGGCCTTTCGACCCCTCCCCATTTTACACGCTGGATTAAGGCGTGTAATTTGCGGCAACCATCGTGGCATGAGGCACTTCTGTAATCCGCCTCAGATCCGCGATCAGGATGGAGATGGAAGGCGTTCCATTCCCAGCCAAGGTCAGCAAGACCGACAGGTATTGCAACGTGACCAAATTCCAGTCGATAGCTAAAAACAACTGGAATTGAGTCACCAAACGCGGATCGGTAATCGCCATCACGCCCGTATCCGCAACAGGCAGAGCGCCTGTCTGACCGGCGTTGTCGGACGATTCGATGACCTGAAACCGATAGCTGTTCGTACCAGCCAGCGTAATCGCTGACCAGCTCACGAACAATCCAACGGGGTTCAGCGCATCTTCGGGGTGTGTCGTCGCAGAAGGACGATACACCGAGTACGCCAACGACGTGGTTGACGTGATTGGCGTCACCGCTGTCGAAGTCGTAGGAGTCGCAAAGCAATTTTGAAGATTAGCTTCCATGGTTCATTCCTCCTTAAGCGCCAACAACGGCTTCGGTGTCGGTGATGACGTCGCAGACGCCACCCGGAACTCCACCGTAGCCTTGTTCGCCCATGTAAATGTTATCGGGGTTGTTCAAGTTGTCCGCCCTCATGCCAGAACCAGCAATGAGAGTGTTCAACAGATTGTGACCCTTATACCGTTTGAACGAACGGTTGTAGAAGAGCCAGTACATGGGCTTGGGGAGAGTGATGCCGGGTTCATAGGGAACATTGTTGCTGTTCGGAATGCGACCAAGCATTTCTTCCAAGGTGTACTTTACATCGGTCTGCGGGTTTGTGGTACTCAAATCCACGGTGTCGAAATTGCAACCCCGTAGAACGAAGCGCCAATCGGGGAGAGCTAATCCGCCTTTGTAGGAGAAATAGTCCCGATAAACCCTCATGCGACCGCTGGTTCCGCCCGTCGCATCAGGAGCGTTCGACAGGTCAACGATATCGGCGTCGATATGGTTAAACCCGGCGTAGGTTCCCTGGCTCCGGTCGTTGGGGTTGAAGATACCCGTACACGAATCGGGGCTGAATCCAACCAAATAACAGGAGGTTTGGGCGACTGAGGTGGTTCCACCCGCGCTAATGACGTTGATGGCAGTAGGCGAGTTAGCGGTGGAGGTGTGATTGTACCTGACGGCCAATCCGTTGAATTCCAATGGATTAACAGCCAAGGACGAATAGAAGAACATCTGAGCCACTTTATGACCCATGGCCCGGATGCGTCCCAAAACCTGACGAAGCCGATAAGCCTCGGGGTTGGGGAACTTGTCCAACACGTCGCAGGGCACTTCGAACACGTCCGGCACTTTGCAGAGCGTATCGAAATTCTGTTGCGAGGTATTGAAATTGGGGAGTTGACCCATTCCATCTGGTGCGGCAACGGGCAGAGGCATGTAATTTTCAGCCTCCGACAGATAGCCCCCCAAGACGTTACAGGCGATATAAGGCTCAACATAGAGATTCATGTTGTCCTGGTTCAAGGCGGCGATGAACGGAACGATCACCTTGCCACTCGGATCGTAGGACTTCGCGATTTCGAGTTGCGTGGGATAGTTCATCAGACCGCTTAAGGTCGCTGGATTTCCCATTTACTTATCCTTTCGGATAAAGCCTTTAATAACCGGCGTCCTTGGGTTTGTCGGAACTTCTCATTTTCGGATACATGTTCTTGGCCGTATCATCGAATGATTTTGGTGCTTCTGGCGCTTTAGGAATCTGATCGCCTAGAACCACTGGACTTGGGGCTTTCGCCCTCATTCTTCGAACAACGGCTTTGAAAAATTCCGGCTGTGCGTCCAGCTTTCCCATTGAGAGTCCTTTGGCGAAATCTGCACCAAATTCCTCAACAACACCTCGTCTGAAAAGCTTGACACTCGCATCGAAGTTTTTGCCACCCACCTCGGGGTCGATTTTTAACTGCTCAATCCATTCTTTGTTTTTTACGCTGGCCCCTGACGTGATACCGTTCAGAAGCTCATGCGCTGTGTCGAATCGGGCTTGGGCCTCCGCAACTGACGGGGCTTTGGTCACGATCTTTGTCAGGAATTCCTCGGGGTATTTGAAGCCCTCTGGAACTTTCAGGTCTTGGATTGTTGGCTTGGTGGGAACTGCTGGCGGAGTCGCCGGTAATTCTCCAAGCAAGGTATCCGTTGGTCCTGATGGGGCCGTAGGTTGTTGCGACGCCGGAACTGCTGGCGGCGTTGCTTTCGGAGGTGTGACAGGGACAGGCGGAGTTTGAGGGGCCTGTACTGGCGGCACAACCGGCGGCGGAACAACTTGCGGCATTTGGACCGGAACGGGAGCCTGGCTTGGAGGGGCGGCTGGCGTATCTGGCGGAGGAACATAGGGCCCTGCTGACACGGGCTCTACTATTCCTTCTGATTTTAAATCTACGGACATAGGTTAACTCCTTTTTGGTTTTTGTGCTACTTCTTTGTCGTTGTGGCTTGTTCGATCATCTCTGCTTGAACATCGTCCCAACGCTCATTTCTTTCGGCGGCATCCTTTTCAATAAGAGGGCCATATTCCAGCCAAAGACCGGCCCCGCGCATCCAGTTTCGGAACCGAAAGCAAACCTCTTGCTGGCCGCATTGGAATGACGTGGTTGCTCCGTGGGCGGTATGGGGGGTTGCGTAAAAGTAGAAATCGTGGAAAAGTTGGGAAATAACAATTCTCCCATGAGCAGATTTGACCACTTCCTCAAGGGCTGTGTTGAATTCCTTTTGACGGCTGACATTTAAAAACTCGGCAATCTCCGCTTTCTTCGCTTCTGCGGGATTCAGCGTTTGACTAGGTTGCACCATTCCCTCCCTGTTGTTCCATTATTTTTTGCAAGAGATTCGAGTCACCGCCCGTTGATGCACCGCCTAGATTTTTGGCGGTTTCGGACATTGTTTTGGATTGTTCGGCGGCTTGTTGTTGCTGTTTATGTTTATTCATCAGGTCACGGATTTTAGCAAGCTGAGGCCCCGTATACATGAGTTTTGGCGGAAGGTTCAAAAGCTTCAAGGAATAATCCATCGCCTCATCGCCGTTGAGGGCTTCACTTCCTGGTTGTGCTTTAATCTGTGCCACTTGCCCAACAAGCCCGAGATGGGCATTCAAAGCGTTGATGTCGCTCTGCTTTAAGGCGATGGCGATTCGAGAAACGATATTCACTTGCAAATCAGCACCATGAATAATTTTTGGCGCAGGTGGGATAACCCGATCTTCGAGCATGAGCTTGTAGAGGTCTTTCCCCATGCGTTGGAGCCAATCAAAATTGTAGGCCCCAAATATTGGACCAAGAATACGGCTATCCTCTTGGACTCTTTGAAGGACTTCGGTTGCCGTCGGGGGCGTCTGTCTCTCGTCGTTTCCAAATCGCTTGAAAATATCACGGTGACAAATCTGCTCAATTTCATTAATGCACTTGTCGATGTATTCGTCGATGGGTTTCAGCATGGCCGGGTCGAGCTGGTAGATGGGGCCTATTTTTTTATTCGGCCCTACTCCGCCTGGAACCATCGTGAGAAAGTTAGGCGTCATACCAACGCCGTTGTTTGACACTCCCCCGCCTACCGATGGATCTGCTCCAATGGGAGGTTCGAGAAGTTTTTGCGCGGAGAATAGCCACATCTGAATCGACTTGAACATCCGATAGATGGGGGCCCTTGCCTTGGAGCCTGGGCATTCAACGCCATAGGCGTCAGTTGGTTGCCGGAATCTGCGTGAGGAATAAACCGGGAAGTAGGATGACCCTTCCTCACGGAGAATCTTGTGGCCTATGTTTTTACCGAGTTCGTAATAGTTCCACGAATAGTCGGCGTACTTAGAGTTGTACTTCGCCTTGAAATAATTGTACTCGGGGTTGGGGAAAATCATCATAACTAAATCGACCCACTCTTCATGACGGAATGGAGCAAGCCATTGGGCCTGTAGATTCTCGGAGCAGTTATCTAACGTCACCTTGCCGTATTTGTCGGTGCAGAATTCAGAGATGACCTGACGAACCGGCTTGCGGAACATGTAACAGAAGGTGTCGGCCCATCCATGTTTATTGTTTGAAAGGTAGTATGTTCCGATTGGAAACGTGGTAAACCTAACAAAGGTATCGTCATCCCGTTCCATCATCAAAGCGCCGGTTCCGTATCTTTCACATGACCTTATCGTCTTGGGAGCCTCTTGATAAAAGTTGGAATTCAAATAAATGTTCTGAGCCTTCTTGGAAATGGTGTGGAGGTATTGCCAAACTTCCGGTCTATCCATAACCTCGCTTTCTTCGTCCTCTAACCCATACCTCTGCCACGTTTGTGCGGAAGGAATAATTCCCTCTTGAAGCCCGGCATCCAAGTCGTCAAAGGCCAATGTGTGTCGGCTCGAAATGAATTTATCTGTAACGAATTGAGGAAACCCCGCCTGGTACATATTATTTTGAACCATGTGGGGGTCGAGGATGGATTCAATTTCGGCCCAAAGATATTCGTAGGGGGAACGGTCGCTTTGCATCCGAGAGCGAAGCTGTTCCATGAGAATGTATTTATCGACGTTCCTGGTAGTTACAGGCCCCTGAGTTTCGGGGTAGGCTTGCATTACGAATGGGTCACTCAACGGTTATCCCCTTTGCCTTCATGTCTTTAACCGCTTCCGGGTCCGGCTCTGGCATATCTGGTTTGGCGGTCAGGATTCGCCCAAGATCGTTTTGGCGCTCAAGAAAATTAACGAAATTTTCCAACGCCACGACTTCCCAATTGATGTCCATTTTCCCGACGAGAAGCTTTTCGTATTTGTTCACCGGCGTATTCGGCTGGTGAACAAATACCATGGTTCGGCCAATCTTATGCTTCCGAAGCGTTTCTTCCATCTGGAAGTCGTAGGTTGATCCTGGGCCATGGAGCATCAGTTTCTCCTATGCCGGGGTGGCAGAGCGTGAGGCTTTTTCTGAGTCTTGGCAATGGCCGCGTTCATCGTAGCCATCAAAGGTTGCTCACCGCTAAAGTGATAAATCTGGTCATCGAGAACGTGGCAGAGCCATTCCCTTGAAGGCGATCCAACCATCAGGACGTAGATTTCACGCTCCCCCTCGGCTTGAACGAGAATGACGGCGGGATGGGCGGTGTGCTTTCCGTGGATCGCTTCCATGTCTTTCGCCAGGGCATTGAGCTTGTCAAGGGTCACATCAGACTCCTAGTTGCGCTGTGGGGGTGGTTGTCTTTGTCTCTGTCGGTTGTGCGGCCAATTCTTTTGAGGCGTCCCCCGACAATGTGCTGTCTGCCGTCCATTTATCTGTAGGCCCTTGAAGTTGTTGCTCCTGGGCTGTTCGTTGCGCCACCAGGGTCACGTCCTCTGTTTGTTGCTCCTGCTGTTGTTGGGCTTCGTTTAACAGTTGGGTTTCCTGAGCCGCGGTTTGCGACGCCTGTTGATTGGCGTTATTAAGTGCAAGCAATGAGCCAATGCCACCAGCCAGGCCGGTGAATATACCCATGATACTGAGAGGGTCCATCTATTTGTGGCCTCCAAATAGCGACGCAAACAGCCCCTTAGCCCCTACAGGCTGTGCTTTCTGATTATGATATTCCCCAAGTGCGTCCATGTCCATGCAAGATTTCATCCCCCCGGTGGTTCCCATCTGCTCCCCTGATATTTCCTCGTTTGGTCGGTCGTCCATCAGGAACGTCATTAGGAACGACTCCCATCTGTCAGGCGAACGGCCCAACCTGAGTTTCACAATATCCTTCGGTTCACAGGCCATTTTATCGCCTTTTATGATATACCGGGTCGCCAAGGCTTCCTCTTTGAGCAGGTCATCGGGCGGAAGTTTACCGCCCTGCTTTACCCATTGAGCCCCTTTCCAGTAAAGCTCGGTTCTGAGATTGGCGAAGAAATCATTTGCGGCCTTCCCATTCATCTTGGCCCCTTGAGCCATAATCCCGAGGGTTCGACAGGCTTCCATCACCGCATTGGCGTATCCGCCCGTGGCGTCGAAGAACCCCCACCGAGTCCCCTTATCGTTCATCAGGGGTTGGATCTTGCGAGCCTGGTTAAATCCAATTTGCGGGTCTGAGAGAGGCACTTCGATTTTCGTTTGAGGAAAACACATCTTCCCCTGCCTGATCGTGGCATACGTTGAGTCGTTGCCCTCGTAGGCCACGTCCACCCCGCAATAGGGTTGCCACTCGGCGTAAACGTTCCATGGTAATTCCAATGCCATCGCCCTCTCGATATCGTCTATCCCAAGGAAAGCGTTGAAATCCTGTGAAGGAAATTCCCCGAGAATATAAACCTGCACAAACGGGTCATCCCGCCCGAGAGCCTTTATCATCGACCGTGCCCACTCGATGTCAATTCGAGGGCATCGGTTTGGGTCGTCCGGGTCGCCGGTCATTCTCACCGGGCCCCTACCCCCGTTCCAGAGCGCCTTGAGTTTCGTCGCCGCCGCATACAGTGGGCCTGACTTGTGGGTTGGGTTCCCGCCTTGCAAAACTTTCATGAACCCGCCCGGAACAGGGTTCGCCAGCGTTCGCTCCAAAGCGTAGAGAACGGAAATTGGAACACCGGAGGATTCGTCGATGAGG